CTATAATTACAGACCCACCTTACGGAACAACGGCTTGCAAGTGGGATAGCGTAATTGACTTTAAATTAATGTGGGAGCAACTTAATCGAATTATAAAACCTAACGGGGCAATAGTACTTTTCGGTAGTGAGCCGTTTAGTAGTGCTTTAAGAATGAGCAATATTAAGAACTATAAGTATGATTGGGTGTGGGAAAAGAATCTACCAAGCGGTGTTGCTTTGGCTAAATACCAACCGATGAGGGTTACTGAAAATATTATTGTTTTTTGTGATGGTAAAACAACGTATAATAAGCAATTCGTTGATACTGTTATTTCTGATAGAAAAGTTGTTGATGGAAGAAAAAACGGAAGCGGTAGTAATGGAAGCAACCATATACCAATGAAGCAGGTTAAAAATATACAAAAAACAAAAGTAAACCCACGAAACCTATTAAAAATAAAATGTGTGCCAAATGCAGGAGGACATAAACTACATGTCACCCAGAAGCCGTTGGATTTAATGGAGTATCTTATTAAAACCTATACAAACGAAAACGAAACGGTTTTAGATTTTACAATGGGTTCAGGTACAACTGGAGTAGCTTGCTTAAAAACAAAGCGTAATTTTATCGGCATTGAGCAGGATGATAACTATTTTAAGATAGCACAGCAAAGGATAGGAATAGTTGATTAAGACGGGAGGACTATATCGTTTAAACTATAACTCTAAAGCTGACATAGTAGTAAATCAAGGTGGCACTAGCTCTGGAAAGACTTACGCTATCCTACAAGTACTATTCAGTCTTGCTATAAAGTCAGAGTGTACTATCACCGTAGTGGCTCAGGACATACCTAACCTAAAGGTAGGAGCGTTAAGGGATGCCTTAGACATCATTAACGCAGACGAAGTAATACAGCAGCAGTTAGTCTCTTACAATCGCTCTGAGAGGTTGATGACATTCTTAAACAAGAGTGTTATAGAGTTCAATAGCTATGACAATGAGCAGGATGCTAAATCAGGTAAAAGGGATTATTTGTTTGTAAATGAAGCGAATGGTATACCCTACAATGTATTTGAACAGCTATCTTTGAGGACTAGAAAGAAAGTGTTTATTGACTACAATCCCGACACCTCATTTTGGGTACACGATAAGATAATACCACTTGAGAGTACTGAGCTAATAATCTCAGACCACAGACACAACCCTTTCTTAACGGATAAGACTAGAGCAAAGATTGAAGGGCTTAAAGATAAAGACTTGGACTTGTGGAAGGTATACGCTAGAGGTATAACTGGACGTATAGAGGGCTTAGTGTTAAAGAAATGGTACACTACAACAGAGAGCTTTGAAGATAAAGAGCTTGTAGGCTATGGCATCGACTTTGGGTTTACTAATGACCCTACTTCTATGATAGAGGTGAGGCAGCAAAACGGTGAGCTATGGATTAAAGAGGTAATCTATGAGACTGGTCTAACCAACCAAGACATAAGTAGCAGGATGGAGATACTAGGCATTAGCAGAGGCACGTTAATTGTAGCAGACAGTGCAGAGCCTAAGTCTATTGAGGAGCTTAGACGGCTTAGATGGACGGTAGACGGAGTGAAGAAAGGAAAGGACAGTATTATGTTTGGGATAAATCTATTAAAAGGGTACACCATAAACGTAGATGCTGGCAGTAAGAATCTAATTAAGGAGCTAGAGCAGTATAGATGGAAGGTAGATAAGAATGGAGACAGTCTTAATGTACCTATTGATAATTATAACCACGCTATAGATGCACTAAGATATTTAGTAATGCACAAATTTAGTAAAAAAGGGTACGGAAAATATTATGTCATATAAATTAACTGTTGGGCAGTACCAGTTACTGACGGAGATAGATTTGGATTTGTCTCCAATGGAGCAAAACATCTATGCGGTAGCCGCAATAAAGGGAATTACCTATGAAGAAGCAAGCAGGGTTAAACTCAAAGATTTTAGGGCTATAATGGAATCAGTAGAGGAAATTAATATCCCAGCTTTTAAGCGTCTAAGAATTGAGAATACAGTAACGATGAATGGAAAGAGTTACTATATAGAGCATAAGCCTGACAAGCTAGAAAGCGGACAACTCTTAGATATTATCAATGTGAGAAGCAATAGCAAGGGGCAGCCGATTGAATCAATGCATCTTCTGTTAGCGGCTATATGCAGACCAAAGGGCAAAAGGTATGGCGATGACGGGCTGACATTAAACGAAAGGGCTGCAATTATCAGAGGCTTGCCTCTACATAGCGTTTGGAATGTGTTTGTTTTTTTTTGGAATCATTGGAACGACTCCTTGGAAGGTACAGAGGACTTTTTAGCTCGTCAGATGGCGGCAGTGCCGAAGAAGGTGCAGGAGATTTTGGACAAAGATGGGCACTCTTCTCAGTAATGGCAGAGATGGCAGCACTACACAACATAAGTATTAATGACACGACTAAGATGGGAGCGATTGAGTTCTTAAACTGGTGGGCTTATATGGTCGAGAAAACAGATTATGAGAAAACTGCAAAGTAAACTATTCGACAGCCTAATGGTGTACTGGCAAACAGTAGTCAATGAGCTAAGGGAAAAATTAGAGGATGCTTACCCTATGTCAAGCGGAGCAACTGCCGCAGAAATAGGCACAATGAATGAGCGACCGATACAAATAACATCAAGAGGTTTCAAGGTGAGCATATCAATGCCTGAGTATTATGAGTTCTTAGATGAAGGGGTGAAGGGTAAGAAAAGCACGTACTCAAAGAGCAGCGGTTCACCATTTGCGTACACTGACAAGATGCCGCCGATAGATGCTATCCGTAAGTTTATGCTCAACAGAGGTATAAGCAAGGTGCAGGAGATTTTGGACAAAGAGCAGCTACCACGCAAAAAGAGAAAGTTATCTAAGAAGAGTGCAAGTGCCAAGCGTAAGAGTATAAAGAGTAACACAAGAGCAGGCAGGAAAGAAGACAATGAGGCGGTATTAAATAGCATAGCGTTCGCAATAGCCAAGAGTATTTTCAACAAAGGGCTTGAAGCTACCAACTTCTATTCTGATGTGATTAATGACACTGAACTTATTAAGTTTGAGGCTCGCTTGCTTACTGAGTTTAGTGAGTTTATTACTGAGATAGTGAGGGTAGAAAATAAATAATAAATAGTTTGCTTGGTATTACTTTTTTATACTATATTTGCAGTATAATAAAAACAAACAAAATGAAAAATCACAAATTAACACCAGCACAGTATTTAAAAGCAATAGAACTTGGTTACTATGAGCCAATAAAATGTGTCTCTGTTTTCAAGAGGATTGTAAAGCATTATAAAGTTTGCGGAAGAACAGAAACTCTTTTAATAGACTTAAAATAATGAAAGACTTAATTAATTGGAAAGGTACTAAAGGCGGTTGGAGTGTAGGTAAAACTAAGCACTCCAATAAAGAATTTAAAGGCGGTCATATTTATGTGGATGCCAAGACACATAATCAAATGATTGAGGTTAATTTTTCCCCATATAGTCAAATTGAGGCACTAGCCAACGCTAAACTTATAGCAGCAGCACCCGATATGCTAAAGGCTTTAATAGAGATTTATAACGCTTTAGATAGCTGTATTGATTTAACTCCTAAAGTTTTAAATAACGCAAAAAAAGCAATTAACAAAGCACTAAACCAATGAGTGATATAAAACCAGTACACCCGATGCTCCTGCTATACTTGCAGACCATCAATATGCTAAATACTATGGATGAGATAGACTTTCCTGAGAATGGATTTAAGAAATCACTCAGGACGATAAACAGATTTGCAGAGATTAATAGCGAACACCTTGATGAGCTTATGCCAGCAGCCTTAGAGCGAGCAATGCACAACTACAATGTGATACAAGGCTCAATAACTTTAGAGGTCTTAGAGCAGCCTATCGGACAACTAACAACGACAATACAATGAGAGAATTAAAGCACGAAATTATAGCGGCACTATCTGAGAGACAAGGAGACTTGTCAGGTAGACCTATCACTAGCGAAAGCCTCGCACAAAGAGAAGAGAACTTTATAAATAGAGACATCATAAAAGCAATATTTGAAAAGTATGAAAAGTAAATAAAGGCGTTTGTTTGTTAATAATTAGAGCTTCCTTAGGGTGGCTC